TTATGCAGTGTTTTCTAATGATAAGAATAGTTCACGGTATGCGGATACCAGTTCATCCAGCGTCGCCCGGTTCAGGCCGCTTGGGTTAGGCAGCACCCAAACTTCCGTGTCACCGATTTTCAACGCCTGACGTCCCCAGTTCACCTTACTGATGCCAAACGCTTTACTGAATGCCTGTTTGCCTAAAACAGCCAGTGCACGCGGCTGATAGTATTCAATTTTTGCCGTCAACGCTGCGCCCCCTTCGCGCAACTCATCGCGAACCAGCTCCGTTGCCTCAACGGTCGGACGTTCCACCAGCATGGTGATCCCGCAATCTGTATCCAGCAAATGCTGTTCTTCTTCAGGCTTAAGTAAACGCCCGGTAAAACCCGCCTGATAGATAACCTTCCAGAAGCGGTTATTGGCATTAGCGAAATGGAAACCATGATGAGCAGTGGATAAGCCGGGATTGATGCCGCAAAACACGACAGAAAGATCCCGGGCGATAATATCTGTAATCATTATTATCCCTTAAGATGTATTTACCTGAGTTATAGGTAAAAAACGCAGTGAACACAACAGACTAAAACTGTGCACAAAACGCGCATACAAACCGAAGACATATAGACCTGTAAGCAGAGTTTACCGTATAATCCCGCACCTCGGCCCTTTAGCTCAGTTGGTTAGAGCACGCGACTCATAATCGCTTGGTCGCTGGTTCAAGTCCAGCAAGGGCCACCAAATTTTAGCTTTAAAATCATATAATTAAGCCACCACTTGCACGGTGGCTTTTTCATTTCTAAATATCATTGCCTCAAAATTGCCTCACCAGAAATCTGATCCACCCATTGACCGCCATACCTTAAAATTGGATTAAGGCCTTTCAGAGCATAACAAGGAGACATACCCACAATGGAAAACTTAAACAAAACTTGCCGCCTGGGCATCATCTTAACCACACTACTATCAGCCACTTTTGCCACATCAGTCCAAGCAGAAGATCAGACCGATGTGATTTACCAAAAGAACTACGGCGAGAAATGGGCGTTTACTATTGATAGAGCAATCATTGCTTGCGACCATCAAGCCGCATTTTTAATCAACCCAGCAACTCATATTACGTATCCGCTAAACGGGCTAGCCAAAACGAAAATTCAGGCCAGTGGTAAAACAGCCGGTAATATTAATGATATCTGGAAAGACAATCCGAATATCCCAGGCGTTGGGATTGATATATCGCCTTTTATTGATAAGGCACTCGAACTGTGTGAATAGTTAAAAAAAAACCCGCTTCGGCGGGTTTGTTCTTTTGGTTTTAGTGCATTTGCAAAGATTGCTGCTGATGTTTGTCGGGATGCAACTGAACAGCATGAACTGTTCCTGGCTCAACAATGATGTCCGCAATCGACTCATGCGTTTTGAACGTGCAACTGCAATTAATGTTCTGACACTGGTGATAACGTTCTTTGGTATTGATGCTCAGATAACGGCTTGAGCGGGCGTGTGCTGCGTGCTGGCATTTCGGGCAGTGCATCATAATAATCACCATGTAATCATTTTAATCAGATACAATCATTGTATGTTATTGCTCAAAACATACATCCGGGATTACAGTGTTTTACATTACAGGTGACAAATTCCTCAAGGCAGACGAGATGACAAATCAGGACGATATACAAAGCGCGATACGTGACGCTAACGAAAGGGAACGCTATATCTGGCGTCGTGCCCGTTGGTTTATGAAGGCCGTGTGTGTTGGCCTCCTTATATACGCACTCTTCCCAGTGGTGTTTTGGATATACTACTGTTTTTAGCAATGTTTTATACGCTCACCTTGAAGCTTAGCATCAATCATTCACAGCCTATGGTCCCCGCTCGCCTCATAACTCACATCCGACAGCAATACCTCCAGATTTAACGTCGTCACAAATCCACTGCTGCCCAGGCTGTGTGTCACCTTGCTGATTATCCACGGCTGCGCGTCGATCACTGACTTAAAGCCTGATACCGCCACCGGCGTCTCAGGGAATAAGTCAGCCCGCCCGCGAGCCAGGGAGATCGAGAACTCGGCGACGCCGCGCTGGAGTTTGTCCCACTTCGCCTGGGCTGCGCGCATGGCGGCCTTTTGCGTGGCGTAGACCGTTGTCAGCGCAAACACGTTTTCATCACTGCCCGCCAGATAATCCCCTTCCTTAGCCTCCGGCGTTTTCTGCACCTTCGCGCTGGTCTTCTTTGCCTTCGGATGTTGCAGGGCGCGCAGATACTGCACTTTCGGTTTCCGCTGCACCTTCACCTTTTTCGGCTTCGGGTCTTTGGTATGCAGCCAGCTTGCCGATACGCCGGTATAAGCGCCACGGTCAGCAATATTAAACGTATGCCCGTCGCCGTCGCTGCGCATAATCGTCATCTGCGGGATGGGCTTGCCGCTCGCCGTCTTTGCCGCGCCTGGCTTGATAAACAGCAGATTACCGGCCTTGATAGCGACAACCGCGCCGTTCAGCTCCGCCAGACGGGTAATAAACTTCGCGTCGGTTTCCTGCGTCTGGTCGATATGCGACACCGGCACGCCCCTGAAAGGTTCAGCGATGGCGGGTTTGAGGTTATTCCGTGCCGCCACTGCCGACACTACAGCCTCCAGCGTCGTGTCGTGATAGGAGTTGTCGCGACGGGAATTCAGGCTGCCGCGATAGTCCGCACTGCGGGCGCGAATGGTCAGCGTGTCCGGCGTGCCGCGATGCTCCACCTCATCCACGGTAAAGTCGCCTTTGTTCGTCAGCGCCTGACCTTTCCAGCCGAGCGCGATATTCATCACCGCGCCGCGTGGCGGCATCTCCAGCAGGCCGTCGGTGTCGCTTAGCGCGATGTCGAGCTGGTCAGCCTCAAAGCCGCGATTATCCGTCAGCGTCAGAGAAATCAGCCGGTTGCTGACGTCCTGCGTGATGTCCTTACCGCCGACGGTCACCGTAAAATCCGGCGCAAACTGCGCACCGGCACCGATGGTCATATCCGTAATCACAACAAGCCTCCCAGTTGGCCGGTTAAACCTCCGGCCTGGTTGAGCAGTCCGGAGGCCTGGGCTTTCATATCGCCGAACATGGCCGCCAGGGATTCATCCACGCGGGTCAGCGTCAGCGTAAACTCTATCTTTCGCGGCGCACCGTTGGAGAAGAATTCCGTGTGGGTTTCGCTGACGCTGTTCACCACGAACATCCCGTAAATGGTGCCGCTGCCCTCCAGCAGCGGCCACGCCTTACCCTCGTCGGCCATCAGGTTCAGTGCCATCAGTGACAACTTTCCGCCGGTGATTTCCGGCATCAGCACGCCGGACAGGGTAATTTTCTCCTCATTCACGCCGAGGAACTGCGGCAGCGGACGCAGGCCGACGCGGTTGTTTACCGGCCATCGGTAATCGACATCCCGCTGCAAGCTTTGATAGGGGACGGTCTGCAACTGAAACACAAACAGTCCGAGGGTTAACATCATGCGGACATCTCCTTAATCGTTATCCATGCGGGAACGTTGCCGGGCGGCGCGGGCGCGGTCACGGGCTTCCAGCTCGGCGCGAATTTGGCGGCTGGTATCCTGGACGCCTAAACCGGCACCGGCGGCAATGGTGTAATGGTGCGTGCTGCGGTCGATATAGCTGCGCCCGCCGCCGACGGAAACCGGCGTGTAACCGCCTCCCAGCAGGCCGCCCGGCGGCGGGACAATGGGGGCAGGATTATCCAGCGGATGCGCTTGCGGATCCCCGTCGCCGGATTGTTTCGAACGCCGGTCAGCCTTATCCGCCGTTTTATCAATGTCAGCCGATTCATCCTTGATGATGCCGAGTTTCTCCAGCAGCCAGACCACGCTGCTACGCAGCTTATTAGCCACCTGCAGCGGTGCGGTCAGTGCGTTAGCGACCAGCCGACCAAACGACACCCCCGCATCTTTACAACTATTCAGCGTTTCCTGCGTGGATTTCACCGGTTGGATCAGGTCTTTGAACCACTGCCACAAGACTTTGAGCCTGTCCCCAAGCCAGTCAAACACCGGCTTAAGCGGCGCAAACATTTCTTTCACCGGTTCGAACGCCACCCCCAGCCCTTCAATAACGCCCGCAAAGAAGGCGCTGATCGGCTCCCAGTATTTACGGATAAGCAGCGCACCGGCGACAATGGCGACACCGACGGCAACAATCGGCCACGTCAGGCCGCCGATCACCGTCGCAATCGCGCCGCCCACCGTGCCGAGAAGGGTCCAGAGCACGCCCGCAGCGGCGACGATCAGATTAATCCCACTGATAACGGGACCGGCCACCAGGCCAAACACGCCGAGCGCGCCGATAATCAGCAGCGCACCGCCCGCGATTTTGCCGAGCGTGTCCGCCAGGGCTTTATTGTTCACCACCCACTTATCCAGTTTCAGCACGTAGCCGGTGGCGGTCTGCACCAGTTTGCGCAGTGATGAATCCTGCTGGTCAAACAGGTCTGTGCCGACCGCCTCATAGGCGGACTGAAATTCCTTAAAGTCGCCGCCGAGGTTGTTCTGCATGATCGCCACCAGCGCCTCGGTTTTCCCGTCCGAGGTTTTCAACGCCTGGGTAAGCTTGTCGAGCTTGCCGGAAGATGCCCCGTCCATCAGCACTAATGCCGATTTCATGGCCTCCTCACCGAAAATGGCTTTTATGTATTGTGCCTTTTGGGTGTCACCAAGCTTATTTTTTGAAAAGCTCTTTTGCATTTCTTTCAGGATGGTGAACAGCGGGCGCATATTGCCCTTACTGTCTGCCGTTTTTACACCAAGTTCACCGAGTGCAGTGGCTGCCGTTCCTGTGGGAGCCTGTAAGCGAGTAATAACCGCACTGGTTCCCGTACCCGCCATGGAGCCGGTGATATTGGCATCGGCCAGGGCGGCAGCCATCGCCGCTGTTTGTTCAAGGCTAATTCCTGCACTTTTTGCCACCGGCGCTGCATAGGTCATGGTGTCAGACAGACCATCAAATGTAGCCATTGACTTATTCATAGCTGTCGAAATGACATCGCCAATGTGAGCAATATTATCGTTACTCAAACCCATTGCAGCTTTAACACCCATCAGTAGGGTGGCGTTTTCCTCCATGGTGCGCTTGTTTGCCAGGGACAGATTCAGGATGGTCGGCGTGGCCGCCAGGATCCCGTCCTTATCCCCCCCACCTTTCGCGACAATGATTTGCGCGGCGGCGGCATCATCGGCAGAGGCGGCGGTGTTGTCGCCGAGCTGCCGCGCCTGGGTGCGCAGCGCGGTCATATCGGCGGAGTCTTTTTCCAGGCCGAGCGTCGCCTGTAACTCGGAGTTTTTCAGGGCAAAGTCATAGCCGGGTTTGAGCATCCCGGCACCGGCTACCGTGCCCGCCGTCGCAATCCCGACACCCGCCGCCCCTGCGCCGGTGACGCTGCCGGCCAGTTGTTTGCCCGCCTGATACCGGCCTTTCACGGCGTTGAGCTTGGCCTGCTGCGCGCTCACCCGTGCCAGGGATTCGCGCTGCCGGTTGAGCTGGGCGGTGGTTTCACTGATAGACGTTCTCAGGCGGCGCTCAGAGTCAGACAGCGTGCGGGTGCTGATGCCCGCCTGGGTAAGTTCGGTGCGCTGACGCTGCACCGACTGGCGCAGCCCGTTGAACTGGGTCTGCAACTGCGCGGCGGTACGCTTCGCGGACTCCATGGCCTGCGCCTGGGCACGGGTCGGGCTGGCAGTGTTTTTAAACTGAATCGCCAGCGCCGCCGCTTCCGCTTTAGCGGCGTTGAGCTTCTGGCCGGTGACGGCGAGCTGCGCGCTGGATTTGCGGAAGCCGTCAATCTTTCCGGCCTGGGTGTTCAGGTCTTTGAGCGTGGTCTGCGAATTTTTAATCTCTCCGGCCAGCAGGTCATTCACATATTGCTCGGTGGCCATAATCACCGAGTCGTCGATCAGCAGGCTGATGGCTTCGGTATTGCTGACCGCAATCACCATCCGCAAAGTTTGCGTGCGCCCTGAACCTTCCGCCAGGGTAGGCTTGTAGGTGTCCGCCATATTACAGACGGCAATCAGCGTGCCGTCGTCGGCAAACAGCCCCATTTCGCGCATCCAGAAACCGCCGACGCTCGCAGAAATCACCGCCTCAGCAATCACCCAGTTGCCGTGAGTCGGGTCCAGCTTTAAGGAGTTGAGCGGCGTGCGGTACACCTCTTTAACCAGTTTTGTCTGTGTGGCGACCGGCGTGGTCGTTTTGCCGTTGCCGTCGCCGACGGCCAACTGCGTAATGTTGATGTCAGTCCCCGCCGCAATGGCCGCCGCAATGCGCGACTGCCCGAGCGTGGTGACAACGGATTTAAATGTGCTCATAACGTCCTCTTATGCGGGGTAAACGGTCAGCAGTTCGCCCAGGTAGTGCGCCGCGCCGGTGTAAACGTCGCCTTTAATATCCTGGGTGATGGTCAGGCCAATCAGATGGCGGCTGGCCGGTTTGGCGTCGGCAATCAGCCGCTCCATCTCCAAATACATGTCTTCGGTGATGCCGGTTTCCAGCACGCCGATATCCAGGCGAAACGTGCCGGGTTCGTCATTCGTCTCCCACCACTCGGTCACGTTAATCAGGTAGCCGAGCGGCTCCACCACGCGGCGGATAGCACCGATAGTTCCTTTATGGCAGTGAATGAACCAGGCGGACTGAATCACTCGGCGCTTGGTGGCAACCGGCCAGTTTTCATCCCAGCGGTCAACCGACAGCGCCCACGCCAGGTACGGCAAGAACTTCACCGGACAGGTCAGCGGATCCCAGAGCTGCCGCAGGGGCACCGGCACGTTTTCAAGCGAGGCGCAGGCCTCGGCGGCGGCAACCTCAAGAGCCGAGGAACCGGCGGGCAGCAGGCGATCACTCATCGTAGCCGCCCACTTTCAGGGTGTACGCGGTGCAGAATGACGCCTGCGTTTTATCCAGTTCGATGTCAGCGGCGGGGCTTTTCAGCTCCACCCGCTGCACGCCTTCAACGTGCAGCGCGGCATAAATGGCGGACAGCCGGATGTCGCGGCCTAACCGGTGCTGCGCGGTGGTATAGGCGATCAGTTTTGCTTCGGCGGCTTCGCGGATAGGTTCAGCTTCCGGACCCGGAAACAGATACAGCACGGCGTCAATGGTGTAATTCACCACCGTAGCTGACTGGACGGTCACGCGGTCAGCCACGGGGCGCACGTTCTCATCGTTGAGCGCGGCCTGCACTTTCGCCAGCAGGTCAGCGGGGGCGCTGCCGTTGCCGGTCTGTGCCAGCACGGAAATCGTCACGCAGGCAGGCGACGGACTGATGACCGAAATATCCGCCACCCGCCCGTCAGCCGAGCGCCCGTGATACTCATAGGAACCGACCGGACCGGCGACGCTCAGGCCTTCGAACGCCTGCTGCGCACGGATCCGCAAATCCGCATCGCTTTCCATGACCGCAGCCACGGCGGGCACGCTGAACGTATCCACAGGCGTGATGGTCAGGCGTTCCACGCTGAACGTGGCGGCGATGTTGTCCAGGTCTGTTCCGGCAGCATAGGCCAGCATCACCGCCTGCGCCGCCTCGTTTACCCGCTGACGCAGGATCACTTCGCGGTAGGCGTTCTCCTCCAGCAGCTTCACCATCGGCTCAGACTCCAGCGTCAGCGTGCGGGCGATGGCGGCCTGCTGGTCTTCGGGATACAAAGAGACCAGCGTGGCTTTGCGCTCCGCCAGCAGGATTTCGTAATCCAGCACCTCCACCACGTCGGGGGCGGGTAACTGGCTCAGGTCGATAGTTGCCATGGTTAGCTCACAGGAAGGGTTAAGGAAATGGCGGCGGACGTGTCTTTGCGGGTGCCGGTAATATCCACCACCATTTTCCCGTCAAACGTCGTTTCAAATGTGATGCCGGTCAGGCTGACGCGTGGCTCCCACTTGAGGATCGCGCTGTAGCAGGCCGCCATGATTTGCAGGCGCAGCGCCGCATTCTGCGGGCGGTCGGTCAGCATCGATAGCAGTGAACCATAGTCACGGCGCATGACGCGGGAACCGACGGGCGTGCGCAGAATGTCGCTGACCGACTGCTGAATGTGCGCCAGGTCTTCGACGCTGCGCCCCGTGTCGCGAGCCAGACCGATGTATTTCGCGTTAGTCATTTTTGAACAATAAATAGAGGCCAATACCACCCACCAACCACCAGCCAGGCGTCCCGTTTGCCAGCATGACGCCCGCTGTCGTTGCTGCGAAAACTGACAGAAAAACGCTTAAATTCTTACTCATACAATCCTCTTTATGTTGTCGGTGTACCGGAACTGCCGCCGCCCGTCTGGACGCCACTGTGTTTATGGGTATGAACAACCACGCCGTTTGAAGTGAGGCTGCCGCCTGAGTGGGTGAGGTTGCCGGTTAGGGTGCCGCCCTGTTTCACCTCCAGGCTGCCCGTGGTGAGCTTCTTGGTGCAGACCACTTCCGGCGTGTCGAGCGTGATACGCGTTTTCGCCGTGCAGGTGATCAGCGGGGCAGTGACTGCCACCTTATCCGACGCGTTTACCGTGGCGGACTTGATACCGGTTGCCAGCAGTGCGCCGGTTTTTGGTTCGTACTCGATCACCGCGCCGTCAGGGAAAGTGACGTGTACGGCTTCGGCTGACGCTGACGGCGCTGGAAATTCATCAGAGAAAACGCCTGGCATCACAAAGGCGGTATCCAGCTCACCGCCCAGGCAAAACAATAAAACCTGCTCACCGACAGAAGGTGCCCACCAGGAACGCGAGCGCCCTGCGCGGGAGGTCAGCCAGTGCAGCCAGTCGGTGACGTTGCCGCCGGTGTTCACGCGACAGGTGCCCGCAACTAAATCCACCTCGGCAACGGTGCCAATGCGGATCAGATTGCGCAGCAGGCGCGGAATATCGTTGTTTGGGATGGATGTATTCATGGATAAAAGAATGCCGCCCTGTCAGGCGGCATACAATTTGAGGCGGGTTGATGGCGGGTGGCACAACGTAGGGATCACTGACTGAGGAATATTAGTCAAACTTGAGCTGACACATCTAGTAGGTAGAACATCATCAAATCTGACAGCCTGGTTTGAGCGAACAGCAGACATTACGCGCACAACGACTGATTGTTATCGTTATATTTGATATAACATCCCTGTACGTCCTGCGGCTATGTACGTTCAGCGCCAGCGTTCCATTCGGTACTGGACAGTGATTCCACTCTCAGACATGGTATGAATGTAACCGGGTTGGTTCAACGTCTGATCGATTGCCTTAGTACGATGCGTTTTATATTTTTGTCTAGCCTCTTCTGGAAAGTTTTCACCAGTCACCATTTCATCCCAGCTTTCATAGGATTTCTCCCCCGGAACCATAATGACTTTCCAGCGTTGAAACCGACGTTCGATCTTCTCCATTTATGGCATCTCACCCAGTAAAGTTATCAATGATTCACCTTAACACACTATAAGCATAACCATTTTAGCTCCGCGCACTTTTTGAAGTTTCCGGTTTTTCTATCATCAGCCGGTACTCATCTGGTGACCGGTTATTCAGGTATTCATGAGGCCGCTCGCTGTTGTATTCCGTGAGCCAGCGGGGATTTTGGGCTGAACACGCGCTAAGTTACAGTTGCTTACAAGAGAAAACTATGTATTAAATCAATGACGTTCCAAGCGTACTTACAACTAGGCGTCTATCATATTCAGCTTTGTCTTTGCTGAGGGCGGTAGCGTTCCTTCATATGCTCTCAATTAAACGGAATATCTAATGAGTGAAACAAAGCATATATCTGAAATGGCAGAAAAAGTAGCAGACAACTTGTTCGCAGTTTTTAAATGGGAAAGAAAGGTTGTTTCTGATCATAGTTGGGATTGTAACAGTCCAGAAGAGCATGGTGGAAAAAAAGATCATCCTTCAGATTGTGTTTTTTATTACAGAGATCCTTACGATGGCGAAGTTAAATATATAAACACTGATCTAAAAAGTTATGCAAAAACTACAATAAATAAAGAGCAAATTAATAAGGCAATCCATTCACTTTCATATGCAACTAATTGTGCGGCATATAATGACAATTGGAGAAAGCTTTTCAAGCCGATAGGGAGTTTTTCAGTTATAGGAATGCTCTTTGTATATAATCATTGCGGTGGTTATAACGGGAATTTTTCAGAAATAGTCGCAGAGATTGGAAGTGATGATAATCATTTAGATAGTGACAAAATGATTTGTATTTTCTCTCCCTATCAAATTACTACTTTGAATAGCATTGCCAGTGATATTAGAGTAATGATAGGCAAGGATGAGTTACCTAAGTTGAATAAATTTAGTTACTATCATCCAAATGAAATGCTAATTAAAAATCATTTTGACCATGATTATACAGAGCCTGCTACCATTAATGTTTTATCTTCTCCTTGGATTATAATAAAACATGCGGAATGTGATAAAGAGAAAGCTGGTTATTTAATATATTATACAAAAGATGGTTCAGAAGAGGAAGAGTTTGATTATTTTATTGATGCATTAAGTTATTATCAAATAATAGATAATACTATTAACGTTAGGATTAAACTTACCAAAAAGAATGATCACGCTGCTAATAATTTAATAACTGCCATATGTAAATACTATAAGTTTTTAGGCCGCAGTGAAGAAGAGTCAAGAGCTTTAGCCAACAACATGGTTAAAGGTACAATTGATCAAGTTGTTCCACAATTTTCGCCGATTGAGTTGGGGGTGTTGTCGTGAGTGAGGTAGAGAAAAAATATGGTCATAGCATATATTATATGAATGATCAAAACATAAGAGATGGTCTTTTAGCTCAAAAAATAAAACCTTTGCATTTAATTAAAATCTTAAAAGAGCGAAATATCATTGTTTCGCCTTTAGCGTCTAAAGAAGAATTGATCAACATACTAAAATACCTCAGATTCGACTATTATGAATATGTTTATTTATCCTCTTTACTTGCTAATCAGGATAAAAAGGAAAGTAAGTCGAGTATTGATATTGATAAAAAGGTTACAACAACGCAGATTGTACAAACCTTTGATGCAATAAAAGGCGCCTTAGAGGACCATCAAATAACTGCGAATGTTCAAAAGTTTGGGTATAAAAAAGTAGTAATCAATTATGAATATGTGGAATTTGATCATTCAAAACCACCTATGCGCCAAAAATCATTCCGCAAAGGCATTGTTGAATGTGACATAAATGATAAGGGAGCTATGTTAAATTACCCCGCTAATAAAGTTGGCTCTATTATAAAGGAGCATTTAATTAGTCAACTTTCTGCAAAGCTACAAACAGAGTTAAAACCAATTGAGTTTGATTTTGAATTCTCTAGCATAGAGACAAGAAACAAATTTTTCCTGGAAGTAATAAATAATGTCGAAAATTATGATGTTTATGATGTAGTCACTGTTGCAGTTAAAAAAGTTGATGAGAAGAAGGAGCAGGAAAGTTCTTTGACAGATGAAAGTGAAAGTGTAGACGAAGCTTTCACTGGAGAGGTTAGGAATGCTATATTAAGAGGAAGGCAAATATTAACATCTAAAATATATGGTAGTTTAAATGTCGATAACTATTACATTTATAAAATAACTTGGAAGATACGTAAGGTTATTCCAAAGGTTGGTTCGGATAAATCTGATTGTTACACTGTTGAGATAGAGTTTAGTGATAAAGATAAGGCTAAAGGGTTAAAATATTGTGTTAAAACAGTGCAAAAATATTCGTCAAGAGATAAACTTAATGTCACTACAGAAAATCCGTTGAAGAGCGATCAAGAAAATATAGGTAAGTTAATATATCAAACAGCTCTTAAAGTATATTCTTCATTACCATAAAGAGACGCTGCGATGGAAAAAAGAATAGTATTTTATGATTTCGAATCAAAACTAAATCACGAGCAAATCGTTAACCGATTTCTTGAGTATCGTTTTACACATGATGCCAATTCTGGTTTTAGTCTAAATAAGAGAAATGATAATGGGATTTATTTTCGGCACATAAAAAAGAATATCAATATTGATAAGGTTGTGACGCCCTTCGGAGATGAGTATGAAAATACGACTATTGATTATGCTATCAATGAAGTTAAAATAAAAAACAATACGCTATATATTACTAACCCGACAAGATCACTAATACCATTCAGGACTGATTTATTGAAAGCTTTGGGTTTTCAATGTATTATTGCTAATAAAATTATCAACTTAAAGAATGTTATATCGTTACTGTGCAAACAGGAATATGATGTTAATTTGACTGATATTGAGCTTACAACCAACGAATTGTTCAAAGACTCGCGAGTGAAAATGGTTGTTTCTTCAAATTCTGATCTGATTAGCAAGATGAAAAACTATCTCGGAGATATTGATTCAAACTTAACTAAGATAGGTTTTAATATGAAAATCCTTAACGAGGAGTATTTTGTTGAAATTGGTTATAAAGGAAGCGTCAAAATTAAAGGAAGGTTAGTAGAGGATTTTGCGGAGAATTATGTTATTAGAAATTTTCTATCCTGACAGTTTTGACGAAATTCAATTTTTTTGATGGCGTATTTATAATTGCGTAGTTCTTTGTTTTATTTGATGGACACTGCTGGACTTGAACCAGCGACCAAGCGCCTATAAGTAAGCCATAAGTATTGTCGCATGGCATCATGGGTAAATCATGCCTAGTAATTACCCATGAGTCAGTGCACAATCTTGTATAAAGTCTCCCCCAAATATCCCTGAAAACTCAAAATAGCGAATAATATATTGTAAGTTATCGCGTTTAATTTTTTGTATATTAATAGTGAATTGAAACTGGCTAGTCTGAATTGAGTTGTTCACTTCCGCTTTTGGCACAGAGCTGCCTGTCAGATTAGGTTTGGCTCTGTGCCGCAGTTATGTCAGGTGAAGTCTGAGCTAATAAGTATTAGCAATTCATCTTCCACAATCTTCATATCCTCCGCGTCCAGTCCTAACAGCGGGCGCGCCGGATACTGCATTTCTTTTGCACGGACGGAAGGACGATCCCGCAGCCCGTACTGATGCACTTTTGCCATCCGTTGCACCTGTCCGGTGAATTCCACCACCGCGTCGTCAGCGGTACCTTTGGCCTTCATGTATTTTGCCGTGCGCAGTTTGGCGAACATTTCCCGCTTAATGCGGCCTTTCTTTGCCCGTAAAAGCTGCGGACGTCGCGGCGTGAACGGCTGCCCCTCCGGCGTGACCTGCTGTTTAATGCGCTGCTGCTGATGTTTGCGCAGACGCTTCGCAATGGTCGCCGCCATCGCCTTCCGGCTTTGTGGCGACAGTGCCTCAATCAGCCCCGCCAGGCGGGTATCAAACGCTGACAGTTCACTCATGCCACTGACTCACTAACTCGCCGTGCAGGTACAGTTCACGCGGCCTTTCCACCGGCGCTGGCAACGGCGGTTCCGGAAAATGCTCCACATACAGACCGGCATCAATCTGTTTCACGATCACGCGCTCGGTGAGCTGCACATCAATCGCGATATCGTAGGAGCCATCATCCAGCATATCGGCCTTGAATTTAAAGCCCGTCTGCTGCTTTTCCGGCGTCGCCATGATGTCCGGCTGGTTCTCACGCAGCCACGCCAGGATCGGGACAATAATCAGGTCGCAGTCCTGGGCAAAGTTGGTAATCAGCAGCTCCGTCTGATACTGATACTCAAACGACAGCGAACTGGCTAACGTGGAAACGATGCGGCCATTATCCACAAACATCCGCAGGGTGTCGGGGCTGGTTTGCAGCACCGGCACGGCGTCAGTTAACGCTTTTCGCAGTTGAGCGGGTTTTAACACGGTGTTCCTCCTGGCATTGTTTAACCGCTTCCACCTGGAGGCCGCAGGCGGTCAGCGCGGCCTCCAGGTTTCTGACATCGGCGCTTAAATCGCCGTTAGTGACCGGTGCGCTTGCTGGTATCGGGCAGCTCGTGACCGCCGGACAGCCAACGTAAATAATCTGCGGCGCTGGCAAAGGCGGGACGCGCGTGCATCCGGCCAATGCCGTCAGGCAGACGAGCGCTGTACCAGTCGCGCATTTCCTGATTTTCATTAAGTAACCTTTGAATTGTGTATTCACGGACGCGTGCCTGCTCACCCGCCTGTGAGAGCTGGGTACGCAGGTTTTGTTCCTGGCGTTCCCGCGTTACGGCTTCATCGTTCAGGCGATTAATGGCGTTGTCGCGGCTTTCAATACCGGCGGACAGCGTGCCGATAATGCGCTGTGCCTGGTCGGCTTCATCATGCAGGCCACCGATACGCCAGGTTTGCAGCCCCGCCAGCGCGCAGGCTGCCAGCAGTAATAAAATTAAAATACGCATCAGACTCCCCGCAGGCAGTAGGCCAGCTCATTCGTGCGGCGGCGTTCCAAACCTGCTACGCGGGCACCGTTCACAAACACCCAGCGCGGCAACTGCTCGCAGGCGTCCCGCCATTTCCCTTTGTTGATGAAAAACGCCAGCGTGGATTTGCAGGCCGCCGTCACGCCGACGTTAAACGCAAAGGACACCACGGCGTCGTACACCGGCTGCGGCATGGCAACCGGCATACAGCGCGCAATGCCTTTCTCCACCCGCATCACGTCTTCCACCAGATTCACGGCGGCCTGACGTTCGCTGATTTGGGTCTGCGGCCTCACGCCTGCGGTGTGCCCAATGCCGTTTGTCCAGACGCCCGCGCTGCACTGATAGGCGGACAGGCGGCAACCTTCAAAATCGGCAATCAGTGCCAGACCGGCGGCGGACGTTTTCAACGTCGGCGTTTGCGGCAGCAGCGCGGCAATCGCCAGAACGGCGGCGACGGCGCAGCGTCTAACGATTGATGGCTGCATTAATGTCCCCCCTGACGCCCATGGTTTTCAGCAGGCGGTACGTTTTGCGCCGGTAGTACCAGTTCACAAGGAAGGTCGCGACGCCGACGCCTGCCCCCACCAGAAAGGCGATATCCTGCGGTGACATTGCGCCGAGCCAGGCAAGAAAGGCCGCGACGCAGTAACAGATAAACGAGGTGATGCGCTCCATGGTCATCAGTCCCAAAGTGAGACGGTTTCACTGACTGCGGGCAGGCTTATGTCCGGCAGTTCCACCGCGTAGCCATGGGGCAGAATTGCCCCCTGTGCGGCTAAGCCAACGTTAGCCGCGTAAACTTTTTCAACTACCGATCCCGTACGCCCGTAGTACCGCCAGCAGAGCGAATCTACGGTGTCGCCCTGTTCGGCATAGACTTTCATCAGAGCAGACCGATGATGCAGTGAGACACACCGGCGACGTCGCTGATTGCATTGCGCCCGTCCCGCCATAAATCATCCACCGTACTTTCCACGATCTCGGCCTTTTTGCTGCCCTTGTCCGTGGTGTCGTTATTCGGGTAACGCTCCGCCAGGAAGGCCGCCGCGATAGACGCCACGGCGCGCTGATAGGCGCAGACCTTCACGCTTTCATCATCAATCTGATCGGCAGGAACATCAGCCAGGCGTTTAAAGCCCTGCGAAATCTGCGCATCACGAAAACTGAATAGCTCGGCATTCACTTCGGTCATGGCAAACTTTGCGGCAGTTCTCAGCCGTTTAGCGGTGACGGTGCCCTCCAGGCGCAGCGTGTCGCGCAGCTCAACCGGATCGACATCAGGCCAAAAGTGGGTGTTTTTAATCGCGGGTTCCGTCGCGGCGTCCGGCTTTGGTGCAGGTACAACAAGGGACATAATGACCTCTGAATAGGTGGACGGTGGACGCCAGCGTTGAACGAGGTCACTGACCTGCCGCGGCTGGCGTGCCGTCCGGCGCGGGGCGCGTTCTGTTTAGCCGTTGGCTGCCTTTTTGATGGCTGATTCCAACCGCTCAATGTCTTTTTTAACGCCGCAGTTTGCATTCAACTGAAAAGCACGTTTCAGGTGTTCCAGGGCAAGCGTGGGTTTCTCGGCTGCGCGGTATACATAACCGGTGATCTTGTGCAGCTTCGCCCTCACCTGATCCGGCATATCCTGGGTTTCCGTCAGTTCCATCGTGGTCATCAGTACGTCGAGGCTCACCGGCTCACCGGCGGCATAAGCGCGGGTGCTCATATCGGCGATTTCCTCAACCACCACATAAGCAGCCGGACGGGAACCAAAAGGCATAGACAACTTGTGTTTCAGTGCATAGCGGGCGATTTCCAGCGCACCAGCATAATCACCGGCGTCGATACGCCAGACCATGATGGTCATCAGGATGGCATCCTGTGCGCCTTTGCCTTCGGACAGCACGCCATCCACCCACGGCACGTAATCGGGCAGCATGGAGCGTTTCAGCTCCGCTTTCTTTTCGGTGCTGTGTGTCTTTTTCAGGGTTTTCATGTCTGCATTAAGCTTTTGCAGCAGCAATTCATAGCCGGTGGAATGACGCAGCAGGCGGGGATCCTGCTGCGCGGCCTGAATAGCAGACTGCCGCAGCAAATGCTGACGGGCAGGGCTGGTCATGGCTTATTCCTTCGGTTCTTCGGTTTCGGTTGTTTTGCCTGACGCGGCGTTGATTGCGCCAACCAGTGCCGCAGTCAGTTCGCTGAAATCGGCTTTTTCAGGCGAGGTTTCCGCAGTGGCGACAATCTCGATGTTTTCAATCAGAGCACCGCAGCCGTAATCTTCCACCACGTAATCCTCATTAATAGATTCGTAGTTTTCGATGCGGTCACGCTTTGGCACCTCCTCAATGTGACGGCGGTGTGTGCCGTCCTGCCAATAAATAGACAGGTTATCGAGGCGGGTGATCAGCATGGCATTAGCAGGGAAGCCAGGCACGCGGACAGCAGGCAAATTGCCGATACGTTTTTGACTGACAATCAGGTCAGCGGCCAGCGTCTCTGTGTTGGCCTGGTTTTTATTGACCAGCGGGAAATACTTGTCAGCCATCAGCTTACGACCGCAGATCACTACCAGGTCAGTGTCGTCCTGATAAACGGGGTCAATCAGTTCGTTAACGGCATCAAAAACCACCGCATCCAGATTTTGATAGGTGTTGTCACCCCCGACTTTGACCGGCGCAGCCGTGGTCTTGCCGTCAGCGTCAGTTTTGCTGCCCAGCACGCGCTGCGGTGCATTGAGGCGGTACTTTTGCAACCAGCCCACGCCGACATCCTGCAACAGCGGATTCTGAATGCGGTTTGATGTTGGTGCGCGGGCAACACCGTTAAAGCCGACCAGGATACGATCCAGCGCCTGACGCTTGATAATGGCGTCACGCAGACGGGTCTGGAAATCGTTATAACGCGCCCACAAATCCAGCTTGTTATACATCCAGTGAAAATCGTAGTTAGTCTTGGTGCAGTGGTATTGCTCCTGATCCAGCTTGGTAAAATCAGCCGTTTCACGCTCGTCACCGCCGTCAGTATTTGCCGTGCTGGCAATCGTGCCGGTCACGCCAACGCCCACTTTCGCCCCCATCATTTCGTCTACCGGAATGATGTTGATACGGGTCAGAAACTCTGACGATTCCTGTAAGCGGGTCATCAGCGTCTGCGTGACCGATGGCTCAACGTTAAATTTTTTGCTCAGCGTATCAGGCTCAACGTTGTTGAGTTTTGCGAGCTGGGAGAGGAACGCATTAAATTTAAAGCGCGTTTCTTTTTTCATGACCTGTTTCCTAATGATGAATTCAAATGTGATGGAGTACGGGATCAGCAGTCGGTGACTGTTTCGTCTGCACCTGCGCCGCCGGTTGCCTGCGGGCGTTTTCCAAAGGTGTGCGCCGGTTCTTTCTCCAGCTTGCTTTTCAGCGCGCTGAATTCTGTGTGGTCGGCAGAGGTGGATTGCTCCAGGGCATCAAGGCGCTTCACCAGGCCAGACAGCTTGGTTTCCTGCTGTTCCAGACCGGCCTGAACGTGATCGGCGACCTGAGCCACAGCGTCATGCACATCAGAAAAACGGGCATCATCTGAGGCAGATTTGCGGGAAAATGCTTGTTTAACACGATCAACCAGAGACGGACGGCTTTCGATTTCCTCAAATTCCAGCGTGGTTTCCTCTGCTGCGGTAAAGAGGTTGTCAGCGTCCTGCTTGCGTGCTGCCAGCGGGTTTTGCTGAGCCTTTGCACTGAATTGCAGGTACTCGGTGCCCAGGCTTGCAGGGCTGTCGGTCACAGCCAGGCCAATCAGATAAGCTTTGCCGGTGTCAGAGAATTTCGGATTCACTTCAATGGAGGTGTAAACCTTCTGACGGGCTTTCACCATCGACACCAAATCCGGCGTAGGGTCGATATCGGCGTACAACGCTAGCTTGCCTTTCAGCGCGCCGTCGTTAATTTCTTCGGCAGTGACGCTGGTGACGTCGCCATACATACGAAATGCACTATCAGGGAAATAGCCTTTGATGTGCTCCATATTGATGCGAGCGCCGTAGACCTTCGGGTCATAGCTCGCTGCCATCTGTTCAATCCATTCGCGGGTGATTTCACGCCCGTCGGTGGTTGCACCCTCTACGCAAATACGAAAGCGCTTTGCTTTAACTGTCATTTTTTCTGACTCCAGTCGGTGTGTACTTCTGAGAAATCCAAGTTTCCCGACTCACGTCCGACACCGCCAGCCGATGCGGGTTGATGCTTGATGGCACAACGTGGGCAGCGCGAAAAGCCGCAGCCCAGGCGGTAACGTGACGGCATGAATACATCAAACGCCACCATCATCAGCGACCCGCGCCGACAGGCGGCACTGCTTTACTGGCAGGGTTTTTCTGTGCGGCAAATTGGGGAAATGCTGAGCCAAAAAACGCCAACCGTGCAGAGCTGGAAAACGCGGGATAAATGGGAAGACATCGCCCCGATTTCACGCGTAGAAACCAGCATGGAAGCGCGGCTGATCCAGCTCGTCATGAAAGATGTTAAGGAGGGAAAGGACTACAAAGAGATTGACCTGTTAGGCCGACAGATTGAACGCCTGGCACGGGTCAACCGGTACAGCCTGACCGGCAGTGAGGCGGACTTAAATCCGAACGTTGCGAACCGCAACAAAGGCGAAAGGAAAGCGCCTGAAAAGAACGTGGTCAGCGATGCAGCCATTGAAAAGCTCAGTGATATTTTTATCAGTGAGTCTTTCGGATATCAGCGCGGGTGGCACCGCGCCGGACTCCAGTACCGGATCCGCAACATCCTCAAGTCACGTCAAATCGGGGCAACCTTTTACTTTGCCCGCGAGGCGTTTACTGATGCGCTGACCACCGGCCGCAATCAGATTTTCCTGTCAGCCAGTAAGGCACAGGCGCACGTTTTCAAAAACTACATTATCGACTTTGCCCGCCAGGTGGATGTCGATTTAAAAGGCGACCCGATTGTCCTGCCGAACGGCGCACGGTTGATTTTTCTTGGTACTAACGTGCGTACCGCGCAGAGCTACACCGGCAATCTTTACCTGGACGAATATTTCTGGATCCCAAAATTCCAGGAGCTGCGCAAAGTGGCTTCCGGCATGTCGCTGCATAAAAAATGGCGTAGTACCTACTTTTCCACGCCGTCGAGCCTGGCACACAGCGCCTATCCGTTCTGGTCGGGCGAACTGTTTAACAAAGGCCGCCGCAATAAGTCCGACAGGATTGACCTGGATTTGACCCACGCGCACCTGGCAAAAGGTGCGCTGTGTGATGACGGGCAGTGGCGGCAAATTGTGACGGTGGAAGATGCGCTTTCAGGCGGCTGTAACCTGTTCGACCTGGATCAGTTGCAACTGGAATACAGCCCCGCAGAATACGACAACCTGCTGATGTGTGAATTTGTAGACGATCAGGCGTCGGTGTTCCCGTTCTCTGAATTGCAGGGTTGCATGGTGGACAGCCTGGAAGAATGGGAGGATTTCGACCCATACCTGGTACGCCCGTTTGCTTATCGCCCCGTTTGGATTGGTTACGACCCGTCACACACCGGCGACAGCGCAGGCTGTGCGGTGATCGCCCCGCCGTCCATGCCTGGCGGCAAGTTCCGCGTGCTCGAGCGTCACCAGTGGAAAGGCATGGACTTTGCCGCCCAGGCTAAGAGCATTGAAGACCTGACAAAACGGTTTGTTGTGGAATACATCGGCATTGATGCCACCGGCATCGGTCAGGGTGTTTTTCAGCTTGTTCAGCAGTTCTTTCCTGCTGCCAGAGAAATTAGCTACAGCCCCGAGGTAAAAACCGGTCTGGTACTGAAAGCGAAAGACACCATCAACTCAGGCCGTCTGGAGTACGACACAGGTCACACCGATATCACCGCCTCGTTTATGGCAATCCGTAAAACCATGACCGCCAGCGGCAGCCGTGCGACCTATGTCGCCAGCCGCAGTGAAGAAGCCAGCCACGCCGATGTTGCATGGGCAATCATGCACGCCTTAGTCAATGAACCGTTGACCGCTGCCAATGGCGGGCAAAGTCCTAATATCCTGGAGTTTTATTAATGAGTAAGCGCAGAACCCGAAAAACCACGCACACGCTGGCAGCACCTATCCAGCAAGGGGCAGAGGTGTTCAGCTTTGGCGACCCGACGCCGGTTTTAGACCGCCGTGAAATTTTGGATTATCTGGAATGCACTGGAAATGGGCGCTGGTACGAACCGCCGATCAGCTTTGATGGCCTGGCTCGCAGCGTTCGCGCTGCGGTACATCACAGCAGTCCGATGTATGTGAAGCGCAACATTCTCGCCTCAACGTTTATCCCGCACCCGCTGCTAACCCAGCAGGAATTCAGCCGGTACGCGCTGGATTATCTGGTGTTTGGGAATTCATACCTGGAGCAAACTGATAACCAGCTAAATGAACCGCTGCATTTCAAAGCCAGCCCGTCAAAATATACGCGTCGTGGCGTGGATGATGGCGTTTACTGGTTTGTGCAGCCAGGACAGGATGCGCACCAGTTCGCGCCTGATAGCGTGTTTCATCTGATTGAACCGGACATTAATCAGGAATTGTATGGCCTGCCGGAATACCTCAGCGCGCTGAATTCTGCCTGGCTCAATGAGGCCGCCACGCTTTTCCGTCGCAAGTATTATCAGAATGGTGCTCATGCTGGTTATATCTTGTATATGACTGACGCGTCTCAATCCAGCACTGACGTCGATAAGATGCGACAGGCCATGCGAGACAGCAAAGGCTTAGGCAACTTCCGCAACCTGTTTATGTACGCGCCAAACGGAAAGAAGGACGGCATTCAGATTCTGCCGCTGAGTGAAGTCGCCACCAAAGATGATTTTTTCAATATCAAGAAAGCCAGCCGCGACGACTTGCTAAGCGCGCACCGCGTTCCCCCGCAGATGATGGGTATTATCCCTGATAATGCTGGCGGTTTCGGTGATGTTGAAAAGGCGGCAAGCGTGTTTGTCCGTAACGAGCTGACGCCATTGCAGGAACGAATGAAAGAATTTAATGACTGGTGCGGTCTGGAAGTGATCCGTTTCAAACCCTACCAATTAAATTAAATCTCAAAATAATTTTTAAAGCCCCGCCAGTCGGGGCGATACTTTGGCGGCTCAAACCGTACAGTAACCTTTTCCCACTCTATGCAATACTCCTCATAGCCATAGCTAAGGGCTGCATTCGCGCTTTCAAATATCTGCTCAGGCTTTCTTTGCCACCCCGCCCCCTGCTGATATCGCAAGATTTCAAATCCGTCAGAATATGGGCGGATGAGGTTCGTATAATCGGAAAAAAATTCCTGGTCACCAAGCCTGGGTATACCTTCCTCTGGATCCAGAAATACAAACAAAGCCCCAATCTTTACTCGCCTCATTTTCACCCCCTCCCCATCAGAGCGCCGCAGCGCCATTCTAAGAGCGTCAATTCCCAAATACCCCCCAACTCACCCACCTTGAGAAAGTCGCTCAGGGTTGCGCTGACGCCCCCGATTTTATGGTTCCAGCACCCTCTGCGCGCAATGCTATCCCCGCCTCGCCTGCCCGCTTTATAGGGCGTTTTTAATGCAGTTGCATGATCCTTCTGGATCCTTGCCAGCACTGGCGTGAGGTATGATTTTTAATGACCCGATCGTCATGCAAAACAATGCACGTTATGCATGCAGTAGTCAGAAAAAAACACATACGCGGCAATCAATGGATTTTTCCAGGCGCATTGGAGTTAAAAACAACTTTGAGCAACTCCTCATTTGCCGTAGCAGCTAGTTCTGAAATCCAAATAGCCACCATCTCCCTCTCCGCTTTATCACACTGGACGCGAGCAGAAAGTTTTGCAATCAATGATATGCGCTCTAACAAAACTGACGTCTCTTCTAAAAAATCCATCTCTCCCCCAAAGAAGTACTGTTTATTTGTCCAGTACTATAAAATCATCTGATTATAATTTCCATAAAAATCTGTGCCTTATTCGATAACTTGTTGAATCCGAAAAGCATCCCGCTTAATTTATGTTCAATCTTCACCAAGAGAACTATTGCTGCTTTTTTATTCGACAATTGGTTTATACGCTTGATACACTCCTCTCAGTGAGAAATTAGAGCTATTTATGAGGTGAACGTGGCTCGTTATTTACAAACGTTTGTAAAAATTTTTTCCCGTGAGGAATATAGAAATGATTTTCTCAATGGAAAACTTTACATGAATACAATTGAGTACTTTAAAAATTATGAAGAAGTAGCAAATTCAAATATCGCAGATAAAAATGAAGCCTTAATGGCGTGGTTGCAACCTAATGATGTTAAGGTGCAACTCCAACTTGGCGATACAGAATATGAATTATCGTCAAAGGATTTCGCATCTCCGCTAACTATAAGTATCAGTTCACATAATAACTGCAATATTTTTTGCTTAACGTACTTACATGGAAAGGATATAGATATAGACTCACCATTTGATAGTGCTACCTTTGAGATTTTGCAAAACTCTTTTATCTTGGATAAAAGGATAAGTGAGTTAGGTGAGTTTGCAGTATCAATTAACCCGGAGATTTTTCTTGAGAGAGTAAGAAAAGCCGTGGAGGATTTAGTTAAAAACAAGGCAATTGTGTCCGGAATTAGCAAAGCCGTAACATATTATGATGAGGATAAATCCAGTTTGAGTTTAGACTTACACACCGATGCTGTCTTTCATAAGCAAAGTAAATACTCCCACCAATCGGAATTTAGAATCTGCATATTTAGAAACAATACGACTGGGGAACCATTTATTCTAGATGTGGGGGAACTCCGTGATATTGCTAAGATTATAAACACTAAGGATTTAAATAATTTCTTCAACCTTCAATTAGATAAAGTTTTTGAATCAGATTCATAATTTATAAAGTTATTGATAAAAGTCACCCCAATCATCGACCAGCTTGAAACTCTTCTCGATCCCACTGAAACTTATTTTTGCTCCACGGCTTAAAGCTTCCAGCTCCCAACGCTCCGCAGTGATATTGCTTTTCATCAATTCGCGCTTAATTTCTGGTAGGCGCGCCCGTTCTTCTATCGTCAATCTTGCCGATGGAGCAACATCGCGCCCCTTTGTTGGGTCAAAACTTCGCTGCGCTTTGCTGACTCTCAGTGTTTCCTCCCGTATACGCGCCACAATCGCCCTCACGGCGGCTGTGTCTGTCCAGTCAATAACTCGCAGGTTGTTCAAATTGGACGCAGTAAGGGCGCTCCCAGCCTGACTATCGCGCCTATTTGCAGCCTGTTTCTTTCCACCTAACCCACAGTTATTGACAGGACTCCGAGGCGCGCCGGAGGCGCTTTTTAAGGCCAAAACCTCAACGTCAACGACGGAAGAAACGATGCGCCATTGAGTTGTACGGGTTTCATAAACGCGGGAGTCGCCAAGGTGGGGGGCAAAAATACCCACAACCTTTTTCACTTCTTCATCGTATGCGTTCAGCTCGTTAGCAACGCGGCGGGCAACACGCACAGTCTGAACGTCACGTGGGACATTTGCGCCGCCCTGGGCTGACATGTACGCCATAAAATCACCGGCATCAGCAGCAGCGCGAACGGCTTCCACTTCTTCGTCAAAGGTTTCAGTCAGACTGATGGAACGGATGCGGCGGCACTCACGGTATGAACCCATCGTAGGCAGGCCGATAGGATGAAATTGAGGGATACGCCAGGTAGCAGCCCAGGCGGTAACAGCGGCAGCGGAGTCTGTCAGTAACTCGCCGGTTTCGTGGTCACGCTCGCCTTCCAGTGCGTAACCGTCGATGTTCTTTGCGATGTATTTGGCGATATAGCCAGCCGCGCCGCCGCGATTCAGGTGCTTACAGTCAAAGCGGTTCTTAGCGGCACCGCGTTCGTCACCGTCTTCTTTCATGGCGTATTTGCGCATGATATCGATCACCCGCTGACGCATGGCTGGTTTGGTGAATAGCATCATGTGCCAGTGCGGCGTCGCGTCGTGGTGAGGCTCGACAACGCGCATCCCATAAACAGACAGACCGCTAACGCCGATTGCGGCCGTGGCACTCAGAGCGTGCATGGGTAAATTATCGGGCTTCGCTTCATTCACTGGCACCGCTGGCAAACAGTTAAGCTGAGCCAACAAGCCATCAAGCAGCGTTGAATCATCGGTGTAATCCGTGATGGTGATCAGCTCCACAATGGTTAAACGGTGCGGCTGCATTGGATTCAGCTTGTTCCGTAAAACCTGGGCAGTGATGCCCAAAACACTGGCAACCTCGGTCAGATTGTGCGCCAAAGAGAACCGGCGGCACGCCGTATCAAAGCAGGGATGTATGGAGGTCTGATAATCAAACATTGTCGCTTACCTCGAAATTCGGCAAGTTACTGCGCAGAAAGCGCAATATCGCATTCGCTTAACGCCTGAACCGTCAAGGCTGCCATGTTGATTTCTATGAGGCCATTTTTCTGTAAACCCTTCGGCTTAATAGGCAGCTTTCCATACTCAATAAGGTTGCGAGCTGTTTCAATCTTGAGGCCAGTACGGCGGCAGTACTCCGCTAACGGCAGGTACGGATCGGGGATGATGATTGTAATGTTAGGTCGCATAAGGCAAACTCCAGTTAGGCCGAATACCGTAAATAGTCGGCAATACAAGGCAATATTCGAAACCACACACATAGACTAATGCGCAAAATGCGAATCGTCAATACAGATTTCTCTTTATGCGCATTTCTGGTGACCAAAAAATGGCAAAATTCGCTCTAAACTTCGATGCAGACAGCACCCCTGTGCTTGATCGCGTTATTGAGGCCTATGGCTTCACTCAAAAAATACAGCTAGCCGAACACTTAGAAATGGCAGCTAGCAGCCTTTCCTCTCGCTATAAACGTGGAGGCCTGCCCTCAGATATCGTGCTTCGGTGTATGGCTGATACGGGTGTTGAGCTTGAATGGCTCATTACTGGGCAGGGTAAGAAATTTGATGATGATGAATTAGATATTATGAAATTCACTCGCAAGAAGCTTATTGATGGCCAGCTCTTCGATTCAGGGCATCTTTTATTAGATAAAGTTATGTTCCTTCCTGGCATTCCGCTGCCACAAGACCCTGCTTGCATAATTGACAACGCAGTCCAGTACATTGTTGACCGTAATTTTTCGGAAGTTTATGACGGCGATTGGTTGGTCGAACTAGAAGGTAAGGTCAGCATCAGAACCCTAACAAGAATCCCAATAAAGCGGGTTCGAGTAAGCGGCGTTGGCATGGCCTTTGACTGCAACCTAGATGATGTGAATGTTATAGGTAAGGTTGTTTTGAACTGTCGCTTTTAAGTGATAAGGAGCTTTTGCGATGCCAGTAAGAAAACTCACTACTGGGCAGTGGGAAGCCGATTTTTACGTCGAAGATCGTAGCGCAGGGAAGCGCGGGAAACGTGTACGAAAAAAATTTAGCACAAAGGGCGAGGCACTTGCTTTTGAGCGGTACACTTTAGAAAAGGCACAGCACAGACCTTGGAATGGTGACAAAAAGGAAAGCAGGCGGCTAAGTGAAATAGCGAAACTTTGGTATGACAATCACGGACTCACCCTTAAGGATGGAGAAAGGCGACTTCATGCTATGGAATGGGCAGCTGAATGTATGGGGCACCCTCTTGCAACAGAATTTAATGCACAACTTTTCGCAAGCTATCGGGCTAAAAGATTATCTGGTGAGTTTTCTAGAACTACCCGGATTTCCAAAGTCACACCCCGCACTATAAATTTAGAATTAGCTTATTTCAGGGCTGCCTTTAATGAGTTGAAGCGCTTAGGAGAATGGCTCGCACCAAATCCATTGGAAAATGTAAGAGCATTCCGCACTGAAGAAAGCGAGATGGCATATTTAACCCAGGAGCAAATAATCATTCTCTTGGAAGAATGTAAAAACAGTAGCGCCAAAGATTTGGAAATCATAGTAAGGGTGTGCCTTTCAACCGGTGCCCGGTGGAGTGAAGCAGAGGGACTTACAAAATCACAGATATCTAGTGATCGAATAACTTTCACAAAAACCAAGGGTAAGAAAAACAGAACAGTACCCATTAACAAAGAACTAGCCGCATCTTTGCCAAAAAAATCTGGCGCATTGTTTACTCCTTGTTATTACGCTTTCCGTTCAGCATTGGGAAGAACAAAAATAACTCTTCCTGATGGCCAGCTGTCACACGTTTTGCGCCATACATTTGCCAGCAATTTTATGATGAACGGCGGAAACATCCTGGTATTACAAAAGATACTTGGACACACAGACATAAAAATGACAATGCGCTATTCCCACTTTGCCCCTGACCACCTTGAAGAGGCTATACACTTTAATCCTTTAAGAGAAAAATGA